AATGTAACTAATATTGCTGAGTCTGCTAATGTAACTAATATTGCTGAGTCTGCTAATGTAACTAATATTGCTGAGTCTGCTAATGTAACTAATATTGCCGAGTCTGCTAATGTAACTAATATTGCTGAGTCTGCTAATGTAACTAATAGTGTAAACGGGATTCAGTTTAAATCAGAAAATTCTTCAGTTGAGTATGTAAGTGACAACTCAACCAACTTGGATGAACCCAACTACACAGATTCTCAATATGAAACAGATGTGCAGGAAATCAAGAAACAAATAAATGTTGAAGATTTAAAATATTCACAGAAATCAATTTCTACCCAAGTTGCTGAATCAAATGATAAATTAATAAAACAGGAGAACACACAAACCACCATACCCAATAAACCCAAAAGTGTAAAAGAGCAACTTGGAATAAAATCGCAGAAACAAGATAAGCAAATCGAATTCAGTTCATCCGATACAGATACACTTACAAAATCACCGATTCCCACCGACAATAAAAAGATTAAAGCAAAAACTAAAGATGACCTTGAAGATGAAATAAAAAAAGATGCAATCAGTTCGCACCAAATAGAAGAGAAAGGCTCGTCTGGTATAACGTATGAATCAGACAACAAGAGTGTGGTTTACGATACATACACAGATGACAACGGAGATATAAAAGAAGATACATACGAAAAGACCGGAGACGAATCATACAAAAAAACAAAATCTACAACAAAACAAAAGAAACCAGCAGGTGGACCTCCAGCAGAACAGGATGCAGACGAAGTAACTTCATTCCACACAGGAGAAACAATTAAACGTGAAGAACTAAAGGGTACCGTTCTTGAAGACGCAGACATGAACGCAGTTGGGTTACTACATCCAAATGATTTGAAAAACTTAAAGAACAACGAAGAAGTGCAAAAAACACTAGCAGATGCTGAAAAAGTATACGATAAAACATTTGCAAAGGAAATTGAAAAAACAGAAAATCTGGTCTTGTCAGAGCAAACCGATGGCATAATTTTTGGAGCACAACTTCCAACCTTAAACGGCAATCAAATAGTAATAAATTCAGAACGAATACTTATATCAGCTAAAACACAAGAGTGTGGAATTTTTTCAAAAAGAAAATTCTTCGTTTCAACTGATGATGAAATTACAATGAACGCAAAACAAAGAATTGTTTTAAAAACCGATATGCACACATCAATAGAATCACCCACAATTCATCTGGGTGTGTATACAACCAGAAACCACCCATCTTTAAAAGGAGATTGTACCGTGTGGTGGTTGCAGGATTTATGTGACTGGTTATCAGGACACACTCACAGTGACCCGTGGGTAACAACAGGAACACCAACTCAACAGGGTTCTTTGGCAGCTTTAAGAGCAAGAGCTCCAACATTATTGAGTGAACGAATATTTATATCTGGATAGAAAGGTTATACAATGAAAAAAAATGAATTAATAAAACTAATAAGAGGTGCAGTTAGGGCTGAATTAAACGAGTCTTTGCCAAAAATGCTATCTGAACTGATAAAGACAGAAACTATACCAAGTATGGTAGATGATCCAGTTGAGATTACAAAACAAATACTTGAAAATGTTCCATCTAAAAAAACACCCACAAAGAGGTATAGTAATAACGAGGCACTAAACAAAGTACTAAACGAAACTGTGGGGGGGATTCCGGTAGAAGGAACTCGGGTAGGAAACCATCAAAACTTTACCGACACAAGTGGAAATGATGTCGATATAGATGCGTTACCTGATCATGTATCAAACGCACTAACTAGAAATTATTCTGATGTAGTAAAACTTGTAGATCAGAAGCGAGGAAACCTTAAATGAATAAAGACATCCCACTTGGTATCAAAATACCGTATTCACGTGGTAAAGCAGGTTTTTTTGAACAAACATATTCTGACATAGAGCGTGCACATACGAACTTAAAAATGCTTTTAATGACGGCAAAGGGAGAACGACCCATGATGCCAACATATGGAAGTGATTTAAGAAGTTTGTTATTTAATCCAGCAGAAGAGGATTATGATGAACTTCTTAGGGAGGCGGTGAGAGATGCAACCGAAAAGTGGATGCCAGAGGTGATTATACTTGGTGTTGATATAACAAGAGACACATCATCAGCACCCAATTCAGCAACAATACAAATTACATTTTCGTTAAGTTCAATTCCTGATTCATACGAAAAATTAGAAATAGAGGTTTCATAAAATGGCCAACGACACATATCAACAAGCATCTGCAAGTAAAAAAGACATTAATTATACGGGTAAAGATTTCAATTCGTTTAGAAAAAATCTGATTGAATATTCAAAATCTTATTTTTCATCTACATATCGTGACTTTAGTGAGAACTCTACGGGAATGATGTTCATAGAACTTGCCAGTTATGTAGGTGATGTGTTGTCTTACTATATAGACCATCAATTTAAAGAGGGATTTCTACAATACTCATCGGAAAGAAAGAATATAATAAGTTTAGCAAATTACCTTGGATACAAAATAAGAACATCTGTATCTGCTACAACTGAGTTAGAAGTTTTTCAACTTGTTCCTTCAAAGGTAGGTTTAAATGGAAAAATGGAACCAGACTTAAAATATGCACTTAATATCCAAGAGGGCATGGAAGTTGCATCTTCTGACGGAAACTCACCACCATTTAGAACACTTTCGCAGATAAATTTTAATGAAGACAAAAAAGAGTCTCCACGTGAAGTTAGTGTATATGAACGTGATTCAATCGGTCAACCCACATTCTACATTCTTAAAAAAAGATGTCTAGCAAGTGCCGGAACTTTAAAATCAAAAACAGTTAGAGTCGGAGAACCAACTGAATTTTTTGAAATTACACTTGCCGATCAAAATGTAATTGAAATACTTTCAGTAGAGGACTCATCTGGAAATCCGTACTATGAAGTTCCGTATCTTGCTCAAGATACAATACCGATAGAAGAATCAAACGATTATCAAAACAACCCAGTGTATTCAAAATATGCTGATTCTGTTCCCTATATATTGAAGTTCATAAAGTCATCCAGAAGATTTACTACTATAGTAAATCCGGACAACACCACTACATTAGAATTCGGTGCAGGAAGTGATAAATTTGATGATGAAATCATTATACCAAATCTTGATAACTTAGGAAAAACCATGAACTCTGCTAAGAGCTTGGAAACTAGTATTGACCCAAGTAACTTTTTAAAATCAAATAGTTATGGAAGTTCTCCTTCTAACACCACACTTCTTGTAAAATATTATGTGGGTGGAGGAGTTTCGTCAAATGTTTCGGCAAACACACTTAATACTATTCAAAGCATAAAATTTCAAGAAACAACCGACTACGTAGATCAATCAGAACAAGCATCAATTGATACGGTTAAATCAAGCATACAAGTAAATAACCCACTTCCTGCCACGGGAGGAAAATCTGCTGAAACTGATGAAGAAATAAGACAAAACGGACTTGCATCATTCTCATCACAACATCGTGCAGTTACACGTGATGACTATGTAATACGAACATTGTCTATGCCACCTAAGTTTGGGAGTATAGCAAAGGCATATGTATCCAAAGACGGAATTCTTGATACTCGTTCACAGACCAATATTTTTAAGGACGCTTTCACGGACGAAGCAAAAACAACACCAAACGGAATGAACATTGTTTATGGTGAACTTAACAACCCACTTGCTATCAATCTTTATGTATTGTCTTATGACAAAAACAACCACTTAATAAGACCAAATGAATTGATATTAAAAAACTTAAAAACTTATTTAGGTAAATACAGAATACTGACAGATGGAATCAATATCACAAATGCATTTGTGATAAACTTTGGAATAAACTTTGAAATCTCAGTATTTGAAAACTTTAATAAAAAGGAAGTTTTAATTGCCTGTATCAGTGAACTTACCGATATGTACACAACTGATAAAATTTCAATCATGCAACCAATTGAAATCGGAGAAATAGAACTCAAACTAACAAAGGTATCTGGAGTTCGGTCTGTGGTTGATGTTGAAATAGTAAATTTAACAACTGAGAATGGAAACTATTCTGAAAACGAATACGATATAAAGGCAGCTACAACAGGAAAAACAATATACCCATCAATGGACCCTTCTATATTTGAAATAAAGTTCCCAAATAAAGACATAATAGGGAGGATAGTATAATGATTAAATTTATATACCCAACACAATCCTGCACATTATATAGTAATTATGATGTATTAAACACGGGTGCTGACGAGATACTGGAAGTTGCTTCTGACTTTACACCAACTAACGGTCCTATGACAACCCGTGCTCTTTTATTATTTTCTAACGAAGACATTTTGTCAGACTTCAAAACAACAAACAGATATATATTAAACTTAAAGATAGTACAAAGTGTAGAGTTAGAGTCTCAAGTAGAACTTGAAGCATATCCGGTTTCAGAAAAGTGGGATGCAGGAAAAGGTAGATTTTCTGATACAGAGTTATTATATCCTGGAGCATCTTGGTTATATAAAAATAAAAATAAAGATACATGGACTACAACCACACCCGTTGAATATGAAGCAGGTGGAGGTTCTTGGTATGCTAAATTTTATGACAATGAACTGGATGAAGAATCTACATTAGATTTTAGATTCAAGTTCGAAACAATGACTTCAGATGTAAAAATTGATATAACCCAACTTGTTTCTTTTTGGAATATGTCTGCTATTGAGAATAACGGAATTATTTTAAAATTCAAAGATGATATATCAAAAAGATGCGGTAATGTAAAGTTTTTCTCAACAAACACAAATACAATATACCGACCGTATATTGAAGTTGGTGAATATGACTATACATTTGAACCATATATTATTACATCTGCCACAAAAAATATAGAACTTTCATCGGGATCATTAGACTCGGGATCATTAGACTCGGGATCATTAGACTCGGGATCATTAGACTCGGGATCATTAGACTCGGGATCATTAGAAGAATCTATTACTTACAACACCGAACAAACCAAACAACTTGAAAGTGGTGTGTTGGAGTTAACAAATAAAGACCTGCAAATTTTTATAGAAAACACAAAAGAATCATACTCAAAAGACGAAGTTGAAAAACTGATGGTCGGTGTGAGAGAATCAAACCCTAAGAAAAAATTCTCGAATAGAATACGATACACGGGTCGTAATATTACCTCACTTGATATGTTCTTTTCTGTATTGGACGCTGAAACAGAAGAAATTGTTATAGACTTTTCTGAGTTTACAAAAATATCATGTGATACAAGTGGTCACTATTTTAATTTTGATTTTGGATGTTTATCTAGGGGTCGACTTTATAAATTTATTTTAAAATTAGAATACGAGGGTATTAGAAAAAAATACGATAACAAACTATCATTTATGATAACAAACTAAGATGAACCAACAAAACAACATTCCGGAATATTTAGATAATAAAAACTTTGATCAAACTGAGTTAAGTAATTTACTCACGGGTGTACCCGCAACTGAAAATGTTGATGAAAATGGTAATCAACTAGTTGACATGAACACCGAAGATTTAAGTAACAATATTTCTGTGGTTAAACAAAATATCACAGAATTCTCTAACAATAAAATTGAGCAAAACTACGACACATCATTCAGTGAACTTATAAATGAATCAGATTCTAACAACAATCTTATGATAGAAGATGACATAAAACAACTGAGTGAGGATCAATTAAAACGTGAAGGTGTGTTAGAAAACCAACTAGATGAATTATCAAAAGTATTAGAACGAGAATCGCAACGCAATATTAAAATACAAGAGGACGCGGAAACTAACTATAAAGCAATGAAATCCGTTATAGTTGAGCAGAGAATCAAAAATGGTGAGGGTGTAGATGAAACTGATTTTTCGGATGCGTTTCCATTTTTACCCAAAAGTGATACTGCTTCTGAAAATAAAACTTCATTCAACCCATCACCGTATGCGGTTGAACCCACATAATAAATAACTTAAATTGGTTATGACTGACATTTTACAACATACATACGCATCTAAGTTTGACATTGATACCAATGTTATTAGGTCTAGTAGTCTAGAACCCACAGACTTCAATAAAATAAAAGAAAGAGAAGTCTCGGGAGACTTATTCGGTGTAAACTCAAAAGATGTGATAGAGTTTTCGGCATTTACACAAAACAACGAACTAGTTGGATGGAAGACCATACAACAGACTCCAAATTACTCAACACGTGCCGTCTCATATTTAAATTCAGACGGAGTCCTTGAAAGAAAAAACATATCTTATTTAAAATCGTTATATCCAAAAACAAGTGATGGTAATATATTAGTTTCACCAAAGTATGAGTTAAGTCAACTCGGAATTAGGCAAGGTGAGTACAAAGTAAGAATTTCATATAGAAACGATATAGTAGGTTCGTTCGAGAACCCATACAAACTACAGATAAAAGAAATATCTGGATCAAGAACGGAAATAAAAGCAGTAACTCAGTCTTTTAAAAATTCAAGAAACCCAAATCAAATTTCTTTTAATTTTGAATACGGAAACTTTTTAAACAAACAAACTATAGTTGCTCATGTAATAGAAAAACTCAAAAACATACTCAAAAACAAAACATTTGTATCCGAACTTGAATCAAAGGAGTTTTCTAAAAAAACATCTGACTATTCAATGTATATAAACAAAGCAAAAAAGTCATTTTCTTTAACCGAGTTACAAATCTTAAAAGAATTAGACTCTATATATACAAATTTAAGAGATGTATATACAAACTATCTATATGGAAGTTACAATGAAGTCTTTTCACAAGACAGATTTTACACAGATTATATAAATTTAGTTGATTACACCCTGAACACTTTTTCAAGATTCGTTCAGGAAAATAATTCTGACTTAAAATTGTTCTACAAATATATGATGATACAGATGTTTGATGAAGACGAAGTTTCGGGTGTATTTAAAAAACGATTTGACACATATCTTTTAAACGGAATGAACTTTGGTAATGGATTATTTGTCCCATTTTTGAAATACACAAGTTATGTAGACGAATCGTTATCAACCGACTCAAACGATGTTTTATTAATAAAACTACTAACACCGTTAGACGAATCAATCACGGAAGATGTAAATTTCTATATATCACAAAATCCGTATTCAGATGACATAGTAAAAAGCATTATACTTAGGTCGGTCGTTGAGAAAAACTCCACAACCTTTAAGTTGAGGGGTCCCGATATATCAACAAAGTTGACCTCAAATGCAACCAAGAAGTTTTCACTTAGTGATGAAGAAGAATCTCAATTAATAGAGGACGATGTACAGAGTGCAGAAAACCATTTTAAGACAACCAACACGGAAGTAGAAAATCTCAACATAGATTATTCTGACTTTAAAAATTTTGTTAAGTTTTCTTCTGCTCGTTCACGATTGGATAATTTTGTTTTAAAACTCACGAATATATCAAAACTTAAATTCAAGATTCAAGAAACAATTAGAAAAATAAATAAACTAAATAGTGATGTATCAAGTGGTTTTTTGACACCAAACGAAGCGACTAGATCAATTGAGGTATTAAAAAACGAAGATATCAGAAAGTACAATGAAGGAATTGTTGAAATCTTTAAAACATTTACTCCATACGATAAATTTCTATACTATGATAGTGATAACAATGCATGGCCACGTGAAACATCCTTTAATATAAACGGATTTACTGGAGCAGTTGATGGTGCGAATGGTTTGTACAAACTACACGCATCTAGAAAATACGACCTTGATAAAGTTTTTCTAAATGAAAATAACTATTCCTGGAAGATAATATGGGACTATTCAGTTTCAAGGTGGAAGTTGTTTCAAGAGGATACTGATATATTCATTTACTCGGGAACTGCCAATTTAAACTCAGGATTCTCGGCAAATGAGAATAACAATTCTGGATTTGCAAATCAGTCATCACTGTTTAAACTCAACTTACTTGAGGGGGAGTATACAGACGGAACTGCAATTTTTCCACCTGAGCTAATTCCCACTCAGATAATTGACTTTCAGAAAAGTGATGGATTTGCTTGGTATAAAAGTAAAGCAAAGGAGGCAGATTTGCATGATAAATACAATGATGAATCACTTTACAATAGTTTACCTGAATTTTTGGTAAGAACAAATGAAAACGAAGAGTTTACTTTGTTTCTTGGAATGATAGGAGAGCAGTTTGATATTCTTCATGTATACACAGAAAACATGACAGAAATGGCAAATGCCAGAAACTCAATGAAAAAAGGAATTCCAAATCAACTAGTTTGGTTTGTAATGAATTCATTCGGAGTTAGGCTTTCAGGAAGAACGTCAGATCAACTTACAATTGGCAAGCAGTTTGAAGAAAACAGAGATATAGTTTGGCGCAGAGTTTTAAACAACTTACCCTATATTCTAAAAACATCAGGTACTGAAACCTCAATCCGTGCGTTGTTTAAGTGTTATGGAATTCCTGATCATTTATTTAAAATACGTGAATATGGAGGAATAAATTACAACACAGATTTGGACGAATCGGATGCTAATTTTAAAATAGATACACTTGATTATGCATTACAGATAAACTCAGCAGATCAATATTTGGATATTCCAGTAAACTTTGAAATTATTGACACAAACGAAACTTCGGTTGAGTTGAAACTTAGTGTAGGTAGGGAGTTTTTTGAAAACACCAACGATACAATAACATTTGAAAACACTAACAGTGCAACCCTACCCGCAAACATAGGCACGGTGGTTGGAATTGAAAAGTTGATTAATTCAGATGCTGACTACATTATTGGTTCTAGTAAACCTAGATTTTATACAAAAGGAAAAAACCAAGATTCATTTATTCCTGAATTGTGGAAAAACGAAAACTCGGTTATTGCGATATCTTGGAAAAATTTTCGTGAGGGTGTTTCGTTTTCTTACCCTAAAGTAAACGCGGGTACAGAACCTTCATTTGTAACCATATACTCAGACCGAGGAAAATTAGAAGACGGAACGTACGATCCACTGTATACTCTAGCAGAAATCGGTGGCCATGACACACTTAACGGAGAGGTGGTGCGATTGTCATTCAGTTTCTCACAAGACTCTGGTGCCAACAATGGTGAATTTAGAAATGACCAACACAATCTTGATTTTAGATTTGAAGGAAGTGTTGCTGGAAACCATTACACAATAAGTGAATTAAAGCAAAACGGATATCTCAATAACAGTGGTTACTATTCTATTTTACAATCAAATAAAAATTGGGAATTCGGAATTCACCGAGATAACACATTCAAAGAAGATTATGGAAAGTTTTATTTAAATTTTTATAATACCGATGGTATTCTTGTGTGTCCGAGTAAACTTTCTAATCCAATATACTTTGATGATAATGTTGAGTATGATATATTAATAACCAGCAAACAATCGGATACCAACACAGATTCTGTTATATCCATGTATGTAAAACGAATGTATGACTCATCTGAAGTATTTTCAAGTCAAGAAGATTTAATAGTAACTAAGTACACCGCAAACAATATCATACAAACAAAAAATTTATATTTTGGAAACTATAATCAACAAACAAACTTCAGAGGAACACTTGATAAACTTAGAATTTACACAACTGCTATAACAGAAAAACGATTTATTGGTCACATAAACAATAATCAAGGCTATGACATTGATAACTATATTGAACTAGAAAGTGTGTTGCTTACTAAAATAAACTTTGATCATCCATATTCACTTATATCTGAACAAACTCCTACGACAACACCTGAGCAAACTCCTACACCAACACCTGAGCAAACTCCTATACCAACACCGACATTGGGTGTGGATGGCGGTACTATAAAAAACTATGCACTTTCACCACATAAACAAGACGTAATTGCACATAACTTTACTAATACCACATATCCGTACCACTTCGTGGGAAAAAACAGAAGTGAACTTAGTAATCTTCCTGCAATGGGTGGAAAATCATTTAACAATAATAAAATTAGAATAGAGACTCAGGAGAAGGTAGCAGAACTAAATCCATACTCTCGTTCTACAAAAAAATCAAAGGATAGACACACGATAGATTCAAATACACTAGGAGTATACTTCAGTCCAACCGATATAACTAATCAGGAAATTATCAGATTCTTTGGTCAGATTAATTTAGGAGAGTTTATAGGAGACCCACATGAAACATATAACTATTGTTACAAGAAACTAGAGGGTCTGAGAAAAATATTTTTTAAACATGGTTTTGGAAAACTTGATATTCAAAAATACTTCAATCTAATTAAGTCTTACATTGATCCATCTTTATTTGAAAACTTAGAAAAGATAGTACCTGCGAGAGCAAATTTAATATCTGGATTATTAATTGAACCGTCTCTGCTTGAGAGACACAAAATAATACCACCTCGTATAAAGTCTTCAACTTGGATAGACCTAGAAGAGAACTCAAAATCGGATAAGGAAAAAATAACTGAAATTTTAAATATTAATTTTGATGTAGGTTTGTCTGATAAGAACATAGCAGCCTTTGGAAATGACCGTACATACCTCGCAGATAAACATGGAGACTATAAACTAACACACGACTCGGACATTAAAGTTTTTAAAAACAACTCTGAGTTTACATTTGACTACAACTATTGTGGAAAGTTGGTGGGAGAGGACATCACAGATTCCACACGAGACATATTTACCGTTCACGGAATTACCGAACAAAAAGGAAAACTTTTTAAGGTAGAAAAAATAAAAGAAAAAAAATCAATAGGAGTTCAGTATACGGGTAAGTTGGTAAATTACGATGTATTTCTCAACGATGGAATTCAGATTTCTGGATTTACAGATGGAATGGAAACCGCAAACGGAATATATGAATTTAAATTTAAAGGAAGTTCTGGACTTCCTGTATTTACAAACCAAAGTAGAATGTGGTGGGTATTTTATTCCTCTCACAAATTGAGATGGATTATTGCATCAGACAACACGGTTGATGGTGGAAAATATTTAGCACTAAACCAAGGCAGACAATATGAAAACTATACCTGGATTGGGGGAAACAAGATTGCAGAAAGTAACACAAATACACCAGAGTGGTTCAGCACCGGGTTTAACAACTCAATTCAATCAGACAATTTACCACAACGAGGTGTAGACTATTTTGGTCGTGTTAGTTTTATTTCAAAATATGATAGATTCATTGAGTGTGATGCATATATACACGGTTGGGTTAATGCAGAACTATACGGAGTATATAAAGGTGAGTTAACTGAACGAGTTTTTTCAGAAGGATTGAGTTTCAAAAACATAAGTAAACCTAACGATAACTACATATTTTCTGGAGATAAAAAATATGTATTTCTAAACGGAACGTTTAGAGGTAAGTTACAAAACGGTTGGGTAGGTAGTGACCAGATTCAACAAACCGACTCGGATAAAAATATTAGAGTAGTTGGGTTTTTTGATGGTAAAAAATACGAATCATGTGACAACCCACACTACACATCGGGATTAATAAATTCATTGGTTAGTTTTGACAACCGAGATAAGTTGGTTTTTGATTTTAGAAATTACAACAGCAACCAAGTTAAATTTTCCTCTAAAAACTTTGACAACATAAATCTAGTAAAAATACCGAACTCTTTAGAATATTCAAATGATGTCAACTTCAAGTTTATATCAGACTATACTATAAAAAACCAAGGAATTTCTGACGTAGTCGATTTAAGCAGTGGTCAAGTTAGAAAGAAGCATAAACATAAAACAACTGATATATTTTACTCACCCAATGTATACGATGTATCCGTTACACACGACATAAAACTAAAAACAAACTCAATCTTAGATATACACTTTTTGGCTCAAGGAATAAATTTTAAAGTAAATGGGAGTGTGGTAATAAAGATTAATGAATCTAATCTTAAATTTAATTTTAATAAAAATAAATACAAAAATTGCGAGATAATAAGCAGAGGTAATCAATTTCAACCTGGATCGGTATATAATCAACATGGAGAAAAAGTAAAAACAAACACTCGTAATTTAATTAACACTATTAAAGAAAGTGTAAACTATATTTCAAACGAAGAAGTTATAAATAATTTTGAAAATAACATTCTCAATAAAGAAGATTATAGTTTAGTTTATGTGGGTGAGTCACTTGATACTTTTGATTTTATATTTTTAATATCACTCGAATCTAAATCTGAGATAAATACCAATCTAAAATGTGAAAACTTTTTTGAAAATACACTAATTACACGACAAACAAAAGAGACGGTGTTTCAACATACACCCATGCATATAAACAATATACCCCAGTTCGTTAGAGGAGTTGATTTAATTAAAAGTGGTAGGGGATATACGGGTCAAGAAGAGGTCGAGATTTATGGAAACAGACCTCTGAATTGGAAATCGTCATGGCCACAAAAGATAAAAGCATATAAACTATTTAATATAGACACATCGACTGGAATAATAACAGGAGTAAAACCAGATAACTTTTTAATCACAGGAACAAACTGGATTACAGATTCTACTATAACATTTAATGACACCCCAAAAATAAAGATTGAAAATCCAATCACAGATTCACGATATGCAAACACAGAAAACGCAGAACTTAGAATTATTACAGGAGAACCAACACCAAGTGTCAGTTCAATCGTTACACTTCAAAACTATGTAGACCTTGAACTTGGTGACACAATTGGAAAATCATTAAATTCTGCAAATATGTATTTTGAGGGACGTGACTCGGTAAAATACGACACAGGATTAATTCACACCAAAAAAATTAATATACAAACTTCAGAAAAAACGTCAAGTAACCGATTAAACGCAACTGAAGTTATAGTTTTTTCTAATGAATCTATTTTAGATTTTGAATTATATCTAGACGCAAAGATAAAAGAAGTAATGCGTTCTGATGTATGTGGAAACGAAACCCCCATTTCGTCTGATACATATGAAATTCAAATTACAAATTTCTATGAGGATGATGGTGATATAGATCACGGAATTACATACACTAAGAACAGAGAACTTGTAAATAACTTTTTTGTAATTTTAAATGAAGAAAAAACATCAGAGATAGGTGAATTTATAACGGATGAGCAATATGTAAACAAAATATCTAAGATAAACGACAACAAATACGCCGAGGGATATGTGAGAATAAACGGATTCACAACCACACAGTCTTCTGCAAATGGTATATATAGATTTAGAAATGATATTTCATATTGTGATAAGTTTGAGGCATACAATGTTCCGATTCCTACATATACGAACGAAAACAAAGAGTGGATCATAACCTACGATGAAGAAATTAGAAAATGGAAACTTAGAAATATTAAAAATTTAAATTTCATAGTTTCAAATACAAAATATTTAGAAGATGGATTTCTCGCAAACAAAAATAATAACCAAGGGTTTTATACAGGAAAAGAAGTATTGCCCAATTCTAATAACACAATTGATCAAAATGGGTTTGTTTACGATGCAACCAAACAAATAATAGGTAATAAGTTTCAAGAAGCAAATGTATCGGTTAGCAACAGATTCAAAGTAGTTCCCAACAAATTATTATTTAAACTTGAAAAAGAAAATTTCAATAACTTTTTAATTTGGAAGATTGCTATTAAATCCAAAACAAATAATAAATTTATTTATGAAATTCCACTTGTTTATATAAACTCGGATTCACAAGATGAATTGTTTTTAGATAAATATAATAGCATAGAAACTAAGTTAAAATTGCTTAATATACTGCAATATCAAGAAACAAGTGCGTGTAATTTAAATTTTCAAAATGCAATAGTTTGGAAAATAAAATCAACCAACGAGCAGAGTGGTGAATTTTCAAATAAGTCAAAAATTAATACACAGGGTTTGACATATTTAAATGCAACCTGCTTTTCTAAGGATAAAAATCATACCTTGGGTGGACGATATTCGTATGTTGTAGATAAAATAATAAACGAAAATAGTTCTGTTGTTGAATTCTCTAGATTAAATCGTGTGTGGAAACTGAAAACACTAACCAGAGACATTAGTTTGCTTATGAATCACAAGTATCCAAGGTGTGGTGTGTATAAAACTACAACAAAAAATATATACGGTATATGTGAATACACAACCGCAGATGACAATGGGAATTTAGCAATTGAACTTAGAAACTTAACGGATGAGTATGAAGATGCAAATGGTGTCTATTATTCATATGGATACCTAGAAACGGGAGAATATCTCTTTAGAAACAATGATTCAAACTGGTTGTTTCACACATCGGATGGAGGAGAAACATGGGAACTCAGAAATGATAGACTACATCCTACATTAAAAATAGAACAATACAGCCAAATTGAACAGGTTGGAGTATATACAAACAAGTCAGAAACTTTGAAATTTTATATAAACTTTGAAATAGATTTTATTTTTGAAGATACACGTGACTTTTTAAATGTAGATATCAACTCTCTCCGATTAAAAAGTGATATAGGTGAGTTACTCGTTTACAACAAACTGGGATACGAAAAAAATATTTCAGATGACATGAAGTTAAACGTTGAAGTTAATGTTGTAAATGCTGAAAAAATATCAAAATATTGGTCATCAATTCCGTGTAAAAACGAAAGAAGTGTAGGTGATTTTTATATTCACAACAACTTATTTCTTAAATCAAAAAACGAGTTGTATGTGGACGAGGGGGGATTTGATAAATTTAAACTAATTTTTGGTGTAGAAAACTCAAGAGATATTCTACATACAAATGTTGAATATGATACTAATTTAAGTCAACACTCACACGACACACCTCACATTCTTGAAAATTTCTACGACAACAGCTTTAAAACCACTGTTAAATATAAAGTAGGAGATAGAGTGTATCACACAGATTTAATGTGGGAGTGCACGAACGATATTCCTGATAATAGAAGTGTGATACCCGGTGTTGATTTTGATACGGGTAATCATTGGAAAATATTTAGCAACAACTATACTAAATTATGTGTTACTTCAACTATAAACATTAAAAAGAAACAATATAAAGATGTAACTAAAATCAATTATCACGATTTTGAGTTTTCCAATGAGTTTGTTAAGATATTTAAATCACAAAACCAATTTAATTTTGGAATTGATGAAAGTGTGGTGTGCTTTTCTAATAAAAAGTATTTAATAGAAAAAGAATATTTACCATTTGATTTAGCACATATAGGTACTACTAAAAACATAGTTTCGCATGGTAAAGTGAGAACGCACACCGAAAATAGTTATAATAGAAATCTCGGTGTTTCAAGTAATAGCAACGAAACAACAATTGACACATCAACCGGATATGTGTGTGGAAAACCACCAATCGTAAGAACATATAAAAAATCAGACAAACGAAAAACAGAGTATGAAAAAGACTCATTTTGGTTTAATCAAGACAAACAACACATCAGACAAACTGAACCGACTCTGATTTACGAACAACCAGAAACCGACCCAATTATATCTTTTAGATTTGAAAACCACGACACATTACAAGATATTACATTAAAAGTTACGAATTTCAATACAACCGAAACAGAAGATGCAAATGGATTATACAATAAAATTAATCGTTCATATAATAATACTCATGTATTTGAAAATGAAAATGGATACTTTATATACAAAACCGATGAGTGTTGGGTGGTTCAAAAATCAAATAAATTTAATGATTTACAATTTTTAGAAAATGTGGGGTATGAATATACTACGAGTGAAACAAAACGAATTGATGGAGATTTAAATGGAAACTTTGGAAGTAGTTCAAATTTCTCATCGCAAACTGGTTTAATAGAAATACTATCTAATAACATAATTGAAAAAACCCCAACACCGACTCCCGAACAAACCCCAACACCAACACCAACCCCAACACCAACACTGCGTTCAAATGAATCTCCTGAGACACCTGAGGGTATATTAACACCCACCCCGGTGCTGATTACTACACCGACTCCTGAGATCACGGCCGTTACACCAACACCACAGGAAACTTTTCAAACCGATACTGCGTTTTTATTTGAATATGGTGACTTTGCAATTACAACTAAAAAATATGATTTATCAAAAAACCCCCACTTAACAGAATTAGAAATAGCAGAAGATCTAGACGATCAGAGAATAATTATTTCGGGTATTATGTCGGTGGAGGAAATACAAGACCGAGAAGAAATATTATCAGAAATACCCGAGGTAGCTAAAAACTTCGGAATGGTTGTTTCAAATTATACCAAGATGATTGATGAACGGATTACATCAGAAAATATAAATCAGTATGGTTGGGATTCTAGCAATACACATATAAATGGCAAATTCAGAGCATTTTATATGTCAAAGAATCAGTTGGGTCTTTTGCACAAATATGACAACCAACACATATTTGCAGATTATGGATATTTCATCAAAAGTTGGATGGGTGCAAGGCACATCGCCGTAAAAGTTCTAAATCAGATTGATCCTGTTACTGAACTATCCGCTACAACAGGATTACCCGAAGGTGTGTTATTATCCTGGAAACCATCGTATAGTGCAAGTTACCTAAGAATCGAAGCACACAATGAAAACACATCCGAGTGGGTAGTTGTTGTTGACAACCTTTCCCAAATAAGAGCAACCGGTGGATATCTCGATACCTCACTTGAATTTAACGAAGAAAGAAAATACAGAGTTATATCAATAGGGGTATCTGGAAAAGAAACAACATCAACAACGGCAACCGGATGGAAACTTGGAATTCCAGAGGCACCGTCATCTCTTAGTGTATCATATGGAAAATATTCTAATAAGATAGAACTTTCATGGGACGGAAATTCGTTAAACTCTCAATTCAACAAATCGGATAGTTTTACAATTCTTAGATCAGAGACGAATGAATTTGAAGATTTTTCAACTTATGTTGCAATTGCAAATGATGTTAAGGAAACTACATATACTGATACCGGTAATTTAAACTCTACTTTTATATATTGGTATGTAGTCGTTGCTAATAATGAAAAAACAAAAATAATGACGGAGGATGAGTTCAATAAAAAAGAAAACTGGTCAACCTCCGTTGCGGGTAAATTATCATAAAATAAACATGAATACTATACATAAATTATACTCCGAAGATACGGAAAAAGTTGATGCAGTTTTATATAACGGTAAACTTATTAGTGCGGGTCAAAATAGAGGCTTTAAAACTGCGGTTGAATTTAATAATGATCCAAATTTAAATGAAACAATTCAATCATTTGCTGATATCAATTGCGATAGTTTTTCAACAAGAGAACTTTCTCTTTCTTTTTGGATACACCCAAAAAATAATAGCTTTCAAAACTCACCAATATTTGTAAACGAAGACAACGACAAATTAACAGGTGTTTTTTACAATTGTGGAGAAGAGGATGAGGGAAATCTAGGAGTGTGTTGGAACGAGGATAAAAATAACCAACCTACGAACTTTGATGTAAAAATATCTAACTCTGGATGGGTACACTTTATTATCTTGTTTGAAAAAGAAGGTCTTGTTAGAGTATTTGGAAACGGAAAATATCTTTTTAAGCACGACATGGGGCGTGATTTAGAAAAGGTAAAATTTTCAAATATGAAACTCGGTGGGTTTTCTGGTTGGATTGATGATTTCAGTGTATATCACTATCCATTAAAATACGGAAAGGTCAACTTGAACCAACTTGCGACACAGAATGTTTCTTATTTATTTAATACAAGCAGAAAAAACGGAGAGTTGTCAATTCCAGTTGATATTGAGTTTGAAGAAAAGAATGAACCATTTCATTATCTACAAAACAATAAATTTGTAGAAGCACATGAAAATTACAACTTACAAAAGCAAAACAATCAAAATTACTTTGACGAGGAATCTATGTATCAAATCGTTGGTGGTGAAAATGATGGAAAACTTACAGAGGCAACCGGTTCATTTAGAACCTTTTTAGGCAAGATATACGATGAATCACCCAAAGAAGACAAATAAAAAATCTTATATATAAATATTTATATGAAATAATTTTAAATTAAATATATATTAGTATGGGTTATCTAAATAATGAAACTATAACCGTTCATGCGGTTCTTACCCGAAAGGGTAGAGAATTGCTTGCTTCGGAGAATGGTCTAAATATCACGAGTTTTGCACTTGCTGATGATGAAGTAGACTATACACTATACGATCCGAACCATCCAGAAGGATCGCAATACTATGACTCCGCACTTCGTAGTATACCTGTATTTGAACCACTTACTGATGAAACACAATGTTTAAAATATAAACTAGTAACACTTCCACCTGGAACAGAATACATCCCCACTATTAAACTCGGTCAACAAAACATTATCGTTGATAAGACATATAATGGAGTTATTAACATAACACCTACAACAGAACCTGTATATAATACTTCACTTGGATATACTGCGGTTTTATCAAATAGAAATGTAGGAACACTCACGGGTACAGGACTTGATGTAGGTGCTTCACAAACCGCTTCTATATTTTTAGGAGACACTTCAAGTGAAATGGCAACTACTGAGGTAGGGTTTTCTTTTACATTTAAACCAAACAAAAGCATAACAACTGACCAACGAGCAACACTGACTATAATCGGAAATGAAAGTGGAGGTTCAACCTCAATCCCTGTCGTTGTAACGGTCGTTTCAGCAAGTGAAAATTCAGAACAAGATACACTTAATACATTCCTATGAGCATATACAGAGAAATAGAACAAACTGATAAAGTTTTTGGTCGTGTAAGAAAAGTATCTTCTGGATTATTTTCAACGGGATTTGAGTGTATAGATTTTTATATAGATAATTCTGAAGTTTCTAGTAACATAAGTGGTTGGGTAGAGTCAACACCTGATGAATCTACACCAAGTTCGTATGTAAGTCCAGACTTTGATGACTTTGGAAACGTTACGAACTACAATGCAGATGATGTAATATTCGAAGGAGAGTCCACGGGAACACTTGGTGAAAATAAAAAAAAATGGAACGATGTGTCATTTGGAGATTATTATGTAAATGTATATAACGAACCAACATATATTGACGGAATCCCAAATGACAACTCTACTTCACAATTTTCTATATCATACGGAAATAAGCACGGATATGGTTCACTAAACTCGGATTTATCCACATCCGTTACAAAAGCAGTTTACAATCAATACAAAAATATATTACTGGGACCGGGAGACTCTAGTTGGACATTTGCGTTGGATTCAAACACCAACTCATTTAAAGACAGAGATTCAATATATGTAATAAATTTTTCATCATCGCAGTTGAAAGAAAAGTTCGATCCTGGTAATCTTGAATTTAGATTAACCATAACACATGACGATATTACCGTAACCGAGACATTTAGAGATGATAGTAGATTCACAACAAATTCGGTTAGAAATCCATCAACTGGTAAAGTATATCAGATAGTTACGGGTTCTATTGTTGACGAAATGTCGGATGATAAACGATATGCATCCGGTTCAGGAGAAGGATCTGGTGAAGGATTTGGGTTTGTATATCCCGATTTAGGTATTCTTGTTTTAAATCCGTTTGCATTGTCGTGTCACTTTGGAAGTAAAATAGAAGAAGAGCTGATCAGCAGAGGTGAATCAGAGCAAGCCTCTGAAAAAAATAACAAAGGAAGACAACTAAGTTGGTATGGAAAAAGTGATCCGACTGTAATTAACACAAGTGAAGAGCTTGGTTCTGCTGATTTACAATATGGAACAGAAAGAAATCATCAAAATTTTATGAAGTTATTCAATGCTATTAAATTAGGTGGGTCATTCAAAGCAAGAAGCACCGAGTTCGTACCATCCAAGCATTATTTTATACGAGTAAAAAATACAGACTTTAACTACAGTAATAATCCTTCATTTGTATACGGTGGTAAAGAGGCCACTCAGATTCACGAAGAGGGTTCGGGTCCTAATCGTGACTATTGGATTGGCAGGTTGCGTCATGAAGATTTTATAGATGATCCAAAGTCTTACATTACTACTGTTGGTTTGTATAACGAAAACAACGAGTTGGTTGCAGTTGCAAAGTGCAGTGTTCCGATTTTAAAAAGTTTTGATACAGAAACATTGATAAAAGTAAAACTAGACTTCTAAAGAATACGTGTAAATATTTTAATACAAATATATTTATATATTGTGATAAAAGTATTAAAACTATCAAATAAGTCGGTTACACGATTTAATACTAATAAAAAGTGGAATTATAGTACACTTGATTCTGGTAGCAATATAGTACTAGAGCAAGGTGAAGATATTCCGTTATTTTCGTCTGCAACAAATAAATTATCAACAGAGCAGAATAACTCCGAGTTTAAGTTGAATATGCGGGTTGGTAAAAAGGTGACTGGAACCTTTTTCTCAAAAGACAGCAAGCACTTTAACTCAAAAAACGAACCTTTGAATTACGATGGTTCATATCAAAGAGTTGTATATAACAGTGTAAAGCATTTGTTTTATAACGACTACGGAGTTGTTGGAGATGCAGAAAATGATCAGCACTACAAAAATCCAATGAACATTTTTGGAAGTGAAACTGGAATTTATTCACCACAAAACTTTAATTCAAATACAATTGAAGTAGATAAAAGAAGTGAACGTAGGATACTGAAGAATGAAGTTACGGTTCTTGAGATTCCAGCTGGTGTGTTTGGTGAGAAGATAAAACCAGGTACATTAAAAATAACGGATCATAGTTCTGAGTATGAATCAATAGAAATTATTGATGATGGAAACACCAACTTAGTTGTGGGGTCGGATACTTTTAATAGTATATCTGAACTAAACTTGAATTCATTTTTTAGTTCAATATCCGAAACATCATCTACGGATGTTAAGGTAAATGTTGATTACACCGATTTGTCGTATGGATTTACGATTGACTCATACGGAGACTTTCTTCTAACCGGAGCTCCTATATTACCAACATCTCCTTCAGAAAACCAAGCCGGCCGTGCATCTTTACATAAATTCAACCCAACTTCTAAGCAACATGAATTAGTAAAAAACTTTTATTGTCCATTTACACAGAACGGAATCGCACAAGAAAACAGAAACGATAATTGTCAGTTTATAATAACAGAGTTAGATGATGTTATATCAACTGAAGATTTTTTGGTAAATGATAATTTTGGAAAATCTGTTTCAATTAACGAAACTATATGTGCAATCGGTTCTCCTGTGTCACATATAAACGGAAGAAACAATGATCAACCAACTGGTCATGTTTTTATTTATGAAAAAAACAAAGGTGGAAAAGAAAATTGGGGAATCATAAATGTATTTGAGGGAACACCTGACTCTGAGTTTGGAGAGTCCATCTCAATCGATAAAGATTTTATAGCAATTGGATCACCCAACTTTGACAATGGAACTGGATGTGTTTATTTATTCAAAAAAACAAAAAGAACAAAAGAACATCCTTGGATCAAGACATCGTCTGTGTACGATTCATATAAATGGGACGATGTATTATCTAAATACGAAGGAACTCCAAATCAAAACACAGAGAAATATTCTAAGTATCTGAAAGAGCGTGATAGAATCGTATCTCGAAGAATTTCAAAAACAATCAAAGAACTTAAAAAATTAAGAGAGGCAGGAACTATATCAGATATAGAATATATTCAAAGCATCCCAACAAAAGACGATTATAGTGAGGTGTTTCCATATAACTATTTATATACAGACACCGATCAAGATTGTGATAATGAATCTATAAATTGGTATAACCAAAAAATATGGAGCAAGCATACTCATCCAGCGACCCGTTGCCAATTCTCTGAATCTGAAAAACACTACAAGAAATCCACCTGGCCAGGATACATGACAGATGAAAAAACTGACCTATATCTACCAAACCCTGACCACGAACAAAATAAAGATAACAAATGGGCATATCGGTGGAAGCTTCAAAATATTGAGGGTGGTGCAGAGTTCATTCATTTGTTCGGTGACGAGAACGAATGCGACTCAGAAGAACTATCCATGTTTTCAGATACGAACTTGAATTCATTTGGAGATGGTAGTGGGTTTCCATTAACAGAATATTCAGAAACACCAAACGAGTCAATTGGTGATACTACATTTGATTTAGTTGGAACTATAAAGTCACCTGATCTGAGCAGTAAACGGTTCGGTGAGAAGGTTGTCATTAAGGGCAACAAGTTATATGCGTCAACATACTCAACCAACCTACCTCGGTGCTATATGTTCACAAAAACTACAAACCAACATGGATGTGAGGTATGGGAATTAAAAAATACAATATCTGAGACAGAACTCGTGGGACATACATCTGAGTCATATATAGATGAAAATGCATTTAAGTCGGCAGAAATAAACCACTACGATACATATTTTGACATTAAGGTCTGCCCAAACATACAACCTGAGTCAACTTCTAGGTACGACAAGTGGATATACAGTTTTGATCAACCTATTCTAAATTCAGAATTTAAAATACAAGGTGGTGTAAGAGTTGATAGATGTGACTCTATCTGTAAAGATTTTAACACATATGAATATTACTCACGATTTAATAAAATAAACCTAAACCAATCTGCACAAATACCTGCTAACTATGGAGAATCTATAAATCTACCAATGTTAGACACATCTGCAAAGTTTTTTAGTAAATCCGAGTTAGCAGATTCGTTTTACCATCCATCCGAAAACTCTACCGGAGTATCTTGGAAAAACGCAAGAGATAACGTTTCGTTTGCATATACAAATGTTGAACCTGGAACTTTTCCAAATTTCATGACGATATATTCAAATGATGCGAAACAAGATGATGGAACATATGATCCACTTCACACACTGATAGAAATCGGCGCACAAGAAACTCTAAACAACAAGTATGTCAGACTAATAATAAACAGTGGCATGGGTGACACAGAACACTTTTATGAGTTTTTATATCGTGGGTCAATAGAGGGTACTCATTACACACTAAATGAACTCAAGCAATCATTAGACTTTGAATGTACCCTTCCACCGAACAGAGGGCATTATGAAATAATTTCCAATGAAAATTTCGTAGATTCACTTGGTAATAAATCAAACGCAAAGTTATTCTATAATAAAGAAAGTGATTCCGTGTACTCAGAACCGTGGACTTCCGATGATACATTAAGTATCGGATGGAAAAATTTTAGAGAAAATGTATCGTTTTCATATCCTGTGGTTGTCAAAGGAAAGCATACATCTATAATGAAAGTGTATTCAAATAATGCTAAAAACTTAGACGGTTCGTACAATCCTTTAAATATATTAGCAGAAATTCATGCACAAGAGACACTTGAAGGTGAAAATGTAAGACTCACATTCAACACAGGATTCACCAATAATGTGGAGTATCATTATGACTTTATATATAGAGGATCAATAACCGGTACTCAGTATACATTAAATGAACTTAAAACATCATTGGATTATAGTTGCACCTTACCACCAAACCAAGGTGAGTATATTGAAATTGCAGAAGACAGATTCACAGACCCACTTGGTAGTAAACTACCTGCACAATTGTTTTCCAAAGGAGAAACTACACCTTCTTATATACAACCTTGGTGTGGTGAAGATGCGATTGGGTTATCGTGGAAAAATTTTAGAGAAAATGTATCTTTTTCATATCCCAATGTCAAACGAGGTAAACTTCCTTCGTTTATGGCAATTTATGCAAATGAAGCAAAACAGGAAGATGGATCATATGACCCACGATACATCTTAGCAGAAATAGGCGCACAAGAAACATTAAACAGAGAATTCGTGCGACTTACATTTAACACCGGATTTGTCGGTGGTGATGAATATTATTATGAGTTTATGTATCGTGGGTCAATTGAAGGAACGCACTATACACTAAACGAACTAACAGATATTTATGATTCTTATGCTGAGACAGACATAAACTCAGGAACAATTAGGTATATCAATGATTATGAAAATTTGAATATATTTAAAAAATGCAGACTTCCAAAATTTTATTCTAAATCAGAAAACCAACTTTCATATGTTGAACCATATTCATCGGATAAAAAACAAGCAATATCATGGAAGAACTTTAGAGAAAATGTTTCATTTTCATATCCCAACATAGACTCTGGAACTGAACCAAGTTTCATGACAATATATTCAAATGATGCAAAACGACTAGACGGAACATATGATCCCATTTATACGTTGGCAGAAGTTGGTGCTTCAAATGCAATGAATGGTCAACTTGTAAAATTATTTATATATGCTGATAATTGTAAAAATGATAAAACTCAAGTTTATGAGTTTATATACAAAGGATCTGTGGGTGGTTCTCACTTTACACTTGATGAATTAAAAAATAAAATTGACTACGATTGTACCTTACCTCCCAACATGGGAATTCCTGTTTTGCTAACAACAATAGACTCAACCGCAAATGAAAACTCGTTGCTTTTTAGTAAATCTGAAGGAGGGTTGTCATATACAGAACCTTACTCATCTGATAACTCAATGGGGTTGTCGTGGAAAAACTTCAGAGAAAATGTATCGTTTTCGTATCCTGATGTATCTAGAGGAGACTACCCTTCGTTTATGGCAATTTATGCAAATGAAGCAAAACATGAAGATGGATCATATGATCCAAGACACATCTTAGCAGAAATAGGCGCACAAGAAACATTAAACGGAGAAGTCGTGCGACTTACATTTAACACCGGATTTGTCGGTGGTGATGAATATTATTATGAGTTTATGTATCGTGGGTCAATTGAAGGAACGCACTATACACTCAACGAGCTCAAGCAATCATTAGAGTTTGAGTGTACACTTCCTGCGAACCTTGGTGGTTATATCTCAATATCAGATCGTGAATTCAGTGATCCTCTTGATAACAAATTCAGAGCAAAGTTTTTCTCGAAGAATGAAGACGGAGTTTCATATACCGAACCTTGGATTGGTGAAAACATACTTGATATTTCATGGAAAAACTTCAGAGAAAATGTATCGTTTTCGTATCCAAGTGTGAAAAAAGGAAATGCACCATCTGTTATGACAATATATGGAAATGGAGCAGTTCAACCAGACGGATCATATAATCCATTATATATACTTGCAGAAATCGGGGCACAAGAAACTTTAAACGGAGAGTTGGTTAGACTAACATTCAATTCGGGTTTCGTGGGTGGTGACGAATATTACTATGATTTTGTATATCATGGTTCACTTGATGGTACTCACTATACAATCAACGAACTACGAGAATCAGTTGAGTTTGAGTGTATGTTACCACCAAACCAAGGAACATCAGTTTCCTTATCAGAGATAAAATTCGAAGACTATTTATTAAACTCTGCTGGTGCAAAGTTTTTCACAAAAAATAAGAATCAAAGTTCATATAAACACAATCCACACATGGATGAGATTTCAATTAGTTGGAAAAACTTCAGAGAAAATGTATCACTTTCCTACCCAAGTATAATTTCTGGATCAGAACCTAGTTTCATGACTATATATGCAAATGGTGCCAGAGATAAAAACGGTAACTATGATCCGATAAAAACCCTAGCAGAAATAGGAGCAGAGGATTCGTTAAATGAACACACGGTTAGGCTGACATTTAATTATGGGTCCGAAACTGACGATGAGTTTTATTATGAGTTTATCTACAACGGGTCATTGAACGGAACTCACTATACACTCAGTGAACTTATGGATCATGGTTTGCTAAAGAAAGTAGAATCATCATCACCTCTCCAAAAAAATAAATCTGATAAAAATAATAGATTTTATGTCGAAAAACTTAAAAGTGAAGTAGTAAATCAAGTTGAACCTCACGATGTTACTATAATTTCGAGTAGTACAGATACAGAAATTAAAAAAATAAAATCCTTTGGGAAACTACCTGCTAATTACGGCCACAGAGACATAGTTGATATTCAACTTACAGATGATATACTGCAATCTTCTAATCAAATCACATTTTATAGTATGACTGAACTCGGTGATCCGTATACACAACACAGTGGTTTGGAAGATGAGATTTCACTTAATTGGGGAAACTTCAGAGAAGGTGTGAGTTTCTACTATCCAACCATTTCAAAAAAATCATTAGATACAGATGAGTACCACATGAGTATATACATGAACCACATCACCGAGAGTGGTTATGATAAAAACAGACTTCTGGCAGAAGTAAAATCAAATAGTGCATTAAACGGAGAGATTGTTAGATTGGTTCTTAATGAAGATGAGAATACGGAAATTTTCTATGAATTTCTATTTGATGGTACACTAGAAGGAACTCATTACACAATCACAGAGTTGAATGAGACAATTTCTCCAAATTTAAATAAACCTTTGATAGTCCACTCTCCTGAACTTGAAAATTGCAAAGTTAGAATAGATAAAAATCAACTTACACCTGGGTTGCACAAGTTGTATATATTACTATTAGATTCATCTGATCAACCAATTGGTGAAGAGTCAAAAATAGAGATGTACAACAATCCAATTATTTATGATGTAGAGACTCGTAAAAACTTAGTTAAAAAATCATACACCTATTCAACAAATATAAAATCTAAATTTGGAAAGGGAATAGATGCTTCGGATAATTTTTTGGTTATTGGAAATCCGGTAGATAGGAAGTACTACACAGATTATACAACATCATATACGGCCGGAAGTGCATATGTATTTAGGGTAAACGAACAAAATTTAGACTTCGTTGAAAAAATTTACGGTGAAGATAACTTTGAAAACGAATTTAGTTCAGAATTCGGAAACGATATATCTGTACTCGGAAGTAACTTTCTAGTTGGGAGTCATTCAACAGAAATGACGAATATTAACATAAACGAAAGTGGTGGAATTAAAAAACTTGATATTGAAGACTTAGAATTCGGTGCAACAAAATATTTAGACGAGAACTATAATACAAACGAAGCACTGATAACTGATTACGAACTTGATTTAAATAGTGAGGTGGGAGATGCGATAGTAAAAGTAAAAATAGATGATTTGAACATAAATAAATCACTACTCAGTGAAGCAACATTAAAAGCAAACTTTATTGATACGGGTTACGAAACTTTGAGAATTTCTGATGTGGATGGTGAATTAACTGAATCTATAAACGGAGTGTATAGGTTAGTAAAATCCCCAATTAATGTTGTATCGGGTTGTGATATAGATTTAAATTCAATGAATCGTGTTTACATGAATAAACATAACTGGTCGGTGTTTTACGATAAGTTACGAAGTTGTTGGGTTCTTACTGATAAACCTAATATATCAGTTGAATATGAAATACCATGTAGTTGGAGTAATACTCTTGAAATATTTGAACGAATTAATTTAATAAGTGAGTTTAATTTGTTGACCGAAGAGATGCTGACAAGTGCGTTTGCGTTGTATAATATAAGTGACCAAGATACGATAACTAAATGGAAAGCACGAACACAAACTAGAATTCCTAGCATACAAATTCGGTACGCGGATTTAATCAGAGAACTTGAGTCAATTACTAAACTTGAATTAAACGGAGAACTTATCGAAGAGTTGTTTTATTTGTATAGTTCAAATTCAAGAAAACGAATCGGTGTAGACATACTGAATAGGTGGAAAGAGTCTGATGGTAATTTAGGGATGTTACCTTTTATATATGAACTAGATTCAGTTAACCCCATTTTTTTAAATTTTAATTTATTGGTTAAAACTTTGGACATCTATAAATTAAAAGATTATGAAATACTAAAATCATGGTCAGTTAAACTTGGTTATGAACACCTTCTTGGTGATTTATTGAGAGAAATTAGACCAAGTTACCATGATAAATTATCATTATATAATCTACGGGTATTAAGTAAAATTGCATTGGACTTTATAAATCAAAGAAAATATAACTCACTGCCCTCGGTTGAAAATCAGTGTTCCGATGACGAAAACTTTCATTTAACTGAAGAGGAACTTGTTAGTTATAGACAAAAATGGAAACCACGTGTAGATAGTGGGTTTTTGTTGAGTGATGTATTCAAAGATATAAATGAAAACATAAATATCAATTTTGCATTGTCAAGTGAGTCATCCGAAGATGAACTTCCAATGAATTTCAAATCAGGAGTTGGAACTCTTGGTGATAAAGTTGTTAATGTATATTCAAAAAATGATACAACAGGTCAAACTTCATCATTAACATGGGGCATATATCGTGATGAAACAAAGATAGTAGGAAATCACATACACTTTTATATCAACTTACTTCCCGACACCGAACTTGATAGTACATTAGTCTTTGTGTACAATTCTGTAAAGTCCGCAATTAACGGGTATGTATATTATTACTCAATGGACAAAACTAACAATAAATGTAATAAACTAAAAAGAATGAAAACCAACAAGACATCATATTCATGTAAAAAACAATATGGTCATTCCGTAAGTTTAAGTAAAAACTTCATTTCAGTTGGGTCTCCTGTGCTTGGCAATTTTAATATTGATGAAATTACTACATTTGGTGGAAGGTCATTGGTATCGTTTGGGGAGTCTGATAAACTTTTTATAGAGTATGATATGATACACCCTACTTATATAAATCAACTTAGTAAAAAGGTTGTGGGTTCTATTATTGCATATGACCACTCGGCTATACGAGACAATAAACGTCATTATATAGGAAATATATTCTATAAGAATGGTATTATAGCACTTACCGATAGAAGTGGGTATTTCTCAGATGTACTAAGCAACAGTGGTGTGTCTGGATTTGAGTTAGAGTTTAAATCTATGCATACCTTATATGAAAACGAAATATTGTGTAAAGTTGAACCACATGAATTTAATTTCAGCACAAATCCCACATCCGTAGCAACTGGAAGTGCCTCGTATGATATAAATCAAGATGGAAAATTTGATATTATTGATGCATCCTACATATTTAAATACATAATGGGTGAAGTTGGTGATATAGAAATAACCGATGATGAGATAATAGAAAATGAAACATCAATCAAGTTGTCAGATAAAAATAAGTGGCCAAAGCAAGATATATTGATGACAGAATCAGAAGATGCTTTGTTGATGGATTTATTTTTTAGTTCTGATGTAATTGAAAATCGTCCAGTACACGATAAAATAGTATCAAATTTAAAAGAAAAATATGATAATGGAGAGTTTGATATTAACGGAGACGGAAAAACTGATGAAGTTGATGCGAATTTATTATTAAGATATTTCATAGGAAGACGTGGAGCATATTTAACTCGTGATTTGGTAAGTAAATATAACGATTCATCTAGAACAGATTCAAATAGTATAGTGAAGTTTCTAGATGAAAAGACTGGCAAAAACTTAGGTCGTGAAATATTAAAAGATTTTCAAGACTTTTCTGAAAATGACAAACAAGATTCTACTGGAAGTTATCTTGCTCCATATGCAACTACAATTGGATTATATAGTGGTTTGGAACTTGCTATGGTTGCAAAATTAGGCAAGCCTGTGAAAATACTTCCGAACTATCCTATAAACTTTTTAATAAAATTTGATAATTAAGCAAGTTGGCTTGATATTTATGAATAACAACCTATTAATCGGAGAAAAATAAAATGAGTTTAGATGCAAAAACAGCAGACGCAAGATCAAAAACACTTAACAATTCAAGTGGACGTTGGTCTATTGATCATGGCAAAGGTCTTGAAGATTTATACGCAAACGCAAAAGGAAGTATTTATACCGCAATGGGTGGTGGTAATATACCAGCAGGAGCAAAGTCACCTGGTTTGAATGATCAAATTGGTTCTGGTATGAACAGAACTGAGGGTGGTCAAAGTTTCTTCGGATTTGGTCGTGGCAATGTACAAGCACGTGGAGGAAAGCAAGGTCAATCAGCAACTGGATCTGAGAATGTAGCAGGTGGAGAGGGTCGTGGTAAACAAGCACCAAAGCAAAAGGGGTCAGTTGAGATTAAAGGTTTTACAACTTATCGTGTACCAATGACAGACCACGACTACGGTTCAAATGCGGATGGAGTAAAAAGTTTGGCAATGGCAAGTTGGTATACACAAGGCCTAGACAATCCGGCAAAATACGGAACTACAATGACAGGTCTTGGTGGTAGAAGCAAAAGTTCACGTGGTCGTACTGCGGGTGGTAAGGACAATGCTAGAAGTGGTGGAGACGGAGGTCAAAGCAAACTCTAATATTTAGTCTTGCTTTTTTAACACAATACGCATAACATATAAGTTATGCAAAATAAATCCTATTGTTTAGGATTGGATATCAGTTCAACTGTAGTAGGTTATAGTGTATCCTCTTCTAAAAATAAAGTAACTCATGCTGGATACATTGATATTCGTAAAGAAACGAGTATCAAGCAAAAAGCACACGGTGTAGCACAAATACTAGATAAGTTAGAAATAGAACCATCTGTAATTATAGTAGAAGATACATTAAGTGGATTTGGTGGGGGTAGAACAAGTCAACAGACTATTGTCAAGTTGGCAAAGTGCAATGCAGTAATAAGTTATGTAATAGAAGCATTGTATGAATTGGACGTAGAACACGTAAATGTGTCGTCTCTTCGCAAGGTTGTATTCGGAAAAAGTCGTGAACAAGGAGTTGATAGTAAAACTTTTGTACGTGAACAACTTGAGAAAAAGATTGATTTAAATGAATTTATTGTCTATAATAGTAGAAAAAATTATGATAAAAGGAACTACGATATGTTGGACGCAACGGTAGCATCGCTATATCATTGGTATACTATTGACAATTGATGGGGATTTCCGAACAAAAGTTATATGCCTTGTTGCAGAAGGTGTTAGGTGAAGGTAAAATCGTTTCTAAAGACGAAGCAATGTTTGTGTGTCCGTTTTCACATCACCACAAACCAAAGTTAGCAGTTAATCTTACAACGCAACGGTGGCAAAGTTGGATTGATACAAATGCCAAAGGTCGTAGTATTTTTTCGTTATTCAAAAGAATGCAGGTTCCAAGCAATTATTTTGCAGAGTTATCTAAAATTGTTAAACTTCCAAAAAACACTAAACTTGCAGATACCGAAGAGCAATTTGTATCATTGCCTTATGAATTTAAAAGATTGACCGAAACACATACTGATTTTTCTTATTCTAAAGCAATGAAGTATTTAAAAAATCGTGGAATTAAATCGTATGACATTGAAAGATACGATATAGGATATTGTGACAAAGGAGATTATGCAGGTCGTATCATTGTTCCATCATTTGATGTAGACAACAAATTAAATTACTTTCTTGCAAGAGATTTTACAGGTAATGCCTATTTGAAGTATAAGAACCCACCTGTGAGCAAAGATGTGGTTGTATTCGAAAACCAAATAGATTTCTCTGAACCTTTGATTTTATGCGAAGGTGTTTTTGATGCGATGGCAATCCGTAGAAATGCAATTGCTTTACTTGGAAAAAATATTCCAAGCAAACTTAAAATGCGTTTGATAGAACATGGTGTAAAAGAAGTTAGTATTGTATTAGATAATGATGCGTATAAAAACGCATTGCATATATCAGAAACTTTAATGAACGATAATATAAAAGTAAAATTGGTAAGGATGGGAAATGAAGACGCAGCCGATTTGGGATTTAACAAAATTATTCATAAAATCAGAGAAACTAATCTTCTTGATTTTAGTGAATTGATGAAGCAAAAGTTATGCATGAATTAAAAACTAATTTAAAGAATGTAGAAAAAGTATATCATCTCGCTGATATTCATATACGTAACGTAAAAAGACACACAGAGTATTCAGCTGTTTTTGATAATTTTTATGAACAAGTTAAAAAAGACAATCTTGATAATGCTATTATCTTTGTTGGAGGAGATATTGCTCATGCCAAAACAGAAATGTCACCGGAACTTATTCAGCAAATTTCATCATTTCTTCGTAAATGTTCTCAGTTACATCCTACCGTTGTAATTGCAGGTAACCATGATTGTAATTTAAATAATCCTGATCGTCTTGATGTATTATCTCCTATTATGGATATGATGGATGATGATAATCTTTTTTATTTAAAAGATACCGGTGTATATAAAATCGGTGATGTTGCGATAAGTGTGTTTGGTATATTTGAAGAACCAACTGAATACATACATGGTAATGAAATTGATGATCCATCAATTAATACAAAGATTGCAGTTTATCACGGAGCAATAAGAAGAAGTACAACAGATATTGGTTATATTGTAGTTGGGGGAGACTTAACACTTCCACAATTTGATGGATATGATATTGTCATGCTCGGTGATATTCACAAATATCAAGTTCTACAAGAGTACAAAACCGAACATAGATTTATACCAGAAAGTAAATTAGATTCATATAAACTAGATGGGTGGGATGTGTGTAATGACTAAGATTTTAATAAATTGTATTGATCTGGACATAGGTGATATTTTATTTGCAAGTAGTGTTGCTAAAAAAATAAAAGAAGAATCTCCGTGGGAAACATCCTGTCAACTTGAGTTTAATGTAAATTATTTACAACCACTTGAACTTTTGAATAACAACCCATACATTGACAAAGTTTACTATAAAGATTCAGGTAGTGGTTATACTGATATTTTTGACATAAACAAAAGTAGTCACGAATTAAATCTTTCCACATCTGTGGTTTCTCAATACCAAAGAATGTGCAATATTAAAAATTTCAACGATACCTTTGAGATTTTTACAAATCCTGTAAGTGATTATTCAATTGAGTGTAGCATGAAGGAACTTGTTGAAATTGAGTATTGGAATTCTGACATAATAAAAGTTTGTTATGTAATGGATTGGGATAGAAAAAGTTTCCCGTTAAACAATTCAACTGATAGACCAATTACACGAAATGCTCATTCAATAATTGAATCACTAAAAGGTAATGAACAAATTATGCTATTTGCGATAGGGATTGAATCTAAAGATTCTAAAAAGTTTCCAAGTATAAACTCAGCAAGCAAATTTAGCTTTACTGCAAGTTTAATTAAAAATTCTGATTATGTAATTGGTCCAGAAGGGTGTCTTACCAATTTAAGTTCTGCAATTGGAACACGCACAATAATAACAACTGATTACATTCATGGTGTATATGGACCCAATGGTACTAAGGTAGATACAAATAAAACTTATATAGAACCATTTCTAGGACCTCGTAAGTATTTTCCGTCAGGAGGTCATATACATCTTGATCCCAATTTAACTGATCAAGAAGTTGGAAACGAAATTTTGAAGATTATATCATATGGAAGATAAAGAAGAGTATATAAAGGTAAAACGACACAACGCAAATAAACCTGTCGTGGTTTATTCGGGAAGCATGATTCAACAAAATCATGGTGAAAAACCAGTCGGTCATGGATATGTTATGTGGGACATTCCAAACAGAACACATACCCACCACGAAGTCCAAAACGATTATGGGTATTATACAATAGAAGTTCGTGACGGAAAGTGTGTAAGTGATTTAAGTCAACTTCCAAAAAAAGCAAGATTGCGTGTAAAGGTATTTAACACAACTGCAACGGAAACTAAAGAAATCATTGCTGAAATTCGCAAGCAAACCAACATTACAGATTTAAATGTAACACGATGTGACGCAATATCAGAAGCAAAGAAGTATGATCGTGACAACAAATTTGACTTTGGTGATATATCGTTAGTTCAGGTTCAGAATAATTTGATAGAAGATTATTTAAGACGTAATTTTGTGGTGGAGGATGAACAAGTTAAAACCGCACTTGATATAAACAAAGAAATAAACGAAAAACTCATAATAAAAGAAACACTTAGAAATTGTATTTGGAAACCAAAGAAATTTGAGTTTGGAAATATGTTTAGTTACGGAGACGGTAACATTGTTGACTTTTCTAATATGAAAAGTGTTATGGGATTGTTCGCATCTAATGCAAGTGGTAAAAGTAGTGTTATGAGTGCTTTGAGTTTCTGTCTGTTTGACAAATGTGATCGTGCATTCAAAGCTGCTCATGTACTGAACACACAAACAGATTCCTTTTACTGTAAATTAAATTTTGAAATATCGGGAGTAAACTATTACATAGATAGAACTGCAACTACTAAAAAAAATGGAGATGTTACCGTTGTTGTTGATTTCTGGAAGTTAGATGAAGATGGTCAACAATTATCTTTGAACGGAGAACAGCGGGCGGGAACAAATGCAGCTATTCGTGATCATGTTGGTTCGTATGATGACTTTGTTCTTACTGCACTTAGTTTGCAAAATAACAATGCGATTTTTATAGACAAAAGTCAAAGTGAAAGAAAGGATTTGCTTGCTCAGTTCATGGGCATTGATACATTTGATCAACTACATTCAACTGCATCTGAAGACATCAAAGAAATTAATGCTTTGTTGAAACGATTTAATCGTGAAGATTTTGATGAAACATTATCCGATATCCAAGAAAAACTTGAAGATGTTAAAACTAGATACACAGAACAAGATAGTAAAACTAATGTGGCACTACTTGAACAGAAACGTTTCAATAAACAACTATCAGATAAAAATTCTCAATTCAAGAATTGTTCTTTTGACGAATCATCGGTGGACATAGATAAACTTGAGTTTAATAAAAAGAACTTACACGAACGACTAGATGTTGCTAAAGAAAATAGAAACGATGAATCTGATAGAAAAAAACAATTAGTAACGAACAGAAAAACTAAATCAACCGAATTATCCTCACTTGATGGTACAGAAGAAAAGTATGTTAAAGTTCTAGCAATCCGTGAAGAAATAACAACCGTTGAAAAAGACTTAGCAGTTCTTCGTACATCTGTAAATGCTAAATTAGACAAACTCAAACACTACGATAGTCACAAATATGATCCTAAGTGTAAGTTTTGTGTAACTAATTCTAAAAATCTTATAGAAAGTGCTTCACAAACAAAAGAAGAACTTGATAAAGATAAAGCAGCTGCTGATGATCTTGTAACACAAAAAAATGAATTGTTAAAAATATTAGATGAATGTAAAGATGTTGAATCCAATTATGAAAAACTCGGTGAGTTAAAATCTACGACAACTCATCTTACCTATGAAATTAACGAAGCAGATTCTAAGGTTCTCGCACTATCTAGTATGATAGAATCGTTGGAAAAGGATATTGTTATTAACGATAAAAATATAGAATCATATTACGAATGCAAGGACATCATAGAGTTTAATAAAAAACTACAATTGGATGTAGATAAAATTCAGAACGAGTTAATCAACATAAACGCTATAGCAAATAATGAAACAGAAAAACTTCAAACTTTATTTGGTGAAGTAAAAATTGTTGAAAAAGAACACGAAGACATTTTGGCATCTATCGAAGAAGCAAAAGGTTACGAACGAAAAAAACGTGGTTACGAATTATATCTTGATGCAGTAAAACGAGATGGTATTTCATATGAACTTATATCCAAGACAATTCCAAGCATTGAAAGTGAAGTTAATAATATTCTTTCTCAAATCGTTGATTTTGGAATGCAACTTGAAATGGACGGAAAACATATCTATTCAAAGATTACATATGAAGATCGTCATTGGCCATTAGAAATGTGTAGTGGAATGGAACGATTTATCAGTAGTATCGCAATGCGAGTAGCACTTATCAACGTAAGTAGTTTACCACGTTCTAATTTCCTTGTTATTGATGAAGGATGGGGTTCGTTGGACGGAGACAACATAAGTAGTGTATTTAATCTGTTTACCTATTTAAAGGGGCAGTTTGAGTTCGTGATGGTTATTAGTCATTTGGACGTAATGAGAGATATGGTGGACGAAATTATTGAAATTCAAAAAGAAGGTTCTTTTAGTAAGATAAAATACACATCATAAAACATATTTAGATATATATTTATTATGTACCTGAAGTGTATTTATGAGCAATTCCGAAGAAAATCAAGAAGTCCAAGAAGAAAGTCTTATCAAGGCTGGTCTTCGTAAAGGATACTTTACTCTTGTAGAAGGAGTATATGATCCTGGTATTTTAAAGGCTGTATTTTTAGCAGGAGGACCTGGATCAGGAAAATCTGCAACTGTTAATACTTTGTTTGATCTAGCTCCTCCCACCAAAAATCTATCACCAAGTGGATTAAAGGTAGTTAATAGTGATCCTGCATTTGAAATACTTCTTAAAAAAGCAGGATACGATTTAAATCTTGCTAAAATGGATGATAAAACATTTCAAACTGTTACAAGTGATGATCCAAATAGTATACGTTCTCGGGCAAAAAAAATAATGCTTAAACAATTTGAGTTATTCAAAGAAGGTCGTCTTGGGGTCATTGTTGACGGAACTGGTGATAATTACGATAAAATATCAAAACAAAAGAAAGTTTTAGAAAAACTTGGTTATGATTGTTATATGGTATTTGTAAATACATCACTTGATGTTGCTCAACAAAGAAATGCGGCCCGTGAACGAAAATTGAAACGATCATTAGTTAAGAATATTTGGACAGACGTTCAAAAAAATCTTGGAGCATTTCAAAATACATTCGGAAAAAACTTTGTAATTATTGACAATTCCGAAGATACACGAAGTAAAACTAAACCAGGAAGATTAGATTTAGTTCCTCATGTATTAAAAGCAACTGCACGTTTTATATCAAAACCTATTCGTAATCCTATTGGAAAAAAATGGATTAAAATGATGATGGCACATGATAAAATGACTAAAAGTGGTGATAAACGAAACCAAGTAAACGAAGAACTTGATATGGTATCTATGGAAAGTGTTGTATTACCGATGGATTTAGAACGACATTTAAGTCGTTCAATTCATGTTATCAACAAGTTCAAGTTAAATGAAAAAAGAAATCTTGCGGTGTTATCTAGATTAGTAGAAAGTTTAAATCTTAGTAGAAATCAAATGGTGAAGTACTTCCATCACATTAGAACTTTGAAATTCAAAGGAGAACAAGACTAATGTTTGATAAACTCATAGACGAGCTAATCTCAGAAGATAAGTTAGGAGAAACCTGGCATCTTGAAATGGCTCCTATTCACGCTCGTTACAGTTTTTCCTCAAAAAAACACGGAAATGAAAACTGGGCAACATCACTTGCAACTAAACTTACACAAAAAGAAAAAGACGATTTTAAGTTTATAGGAATATTTAGTGAAGGAGAAACGAGTGAAGGTCCTGTGGTTGATGGTTATGTCTTTCATTGTACCGATGATTATTTGAAAAGCGCACCTCATATGCATCGTGATAAACGTAAAGCGTGTAAACGACATCTTAAAACAAACAAAGCAGAAGAATATCTTGAGGATTAAGAATGAGCATCAGCGAATATAAAAAATATAAAGATGATCCATTTTGGATGAAGTCAAAATATGACGGAGTATCTGGTGAACAAAACTTACCCATTCAACGCAGATTGCGTAAAGGTGAAGTAAAATTTAAGAAGGGTGATGAAATACTTTATTATCCAAAAGGAAAAGTAATATTAGTAGGAAAAAAAGCAGAGCAAGCATACCGAGATTTTCAGGCAGCTGCTTCTGATGAAGATTTTTATATGTCTCAGTATGAGGAGTCCACCATGAAAAAAGAAACAAACGAAATTAAAATTACAAGTGATGAGTATAAAAAGGCAATCAACTTTATGTCTGACTTACATTCAAGCATTCTAAAAGCAAAAGACAAAGTAATTAAGTTTTTACAAAGAAAAGGATTTGATGAAATGGCAGACGAACTTATGGGTATGTCCAAAGGTGAGTTTAATAAATTCGTACAAAGACGAGTGTATGAACAAAAACTTCGTAAACAAATCCGCACTATATTGTCAGAAATGCTTAATAAATGAATGAAAGAATGTCAGAATTGCTATCTGAAGATTTAGCAACCTATATGGTTGACGATATCTTACAAGAAGCAAAAATTAAAAAAGTAATCGGCATTTATCCAGGTAGATTTCAACCTGCTGGTATTCATCACTACAAAACATACAAGTGGTTAGATGGTAAGTTTGATAAAGCATATGTAGCAACAAGTGATAAAACAGATTCTACAAAAAGTCCATTGAATTTTAAAGAAAAGAAAATGATATGGACAAAACACAAAGTAAAAAATGTTGTTAAGGTTAAGAATCCGTATGTGTGTGAAGAACTTTTAAAAAAATATGATCCCAATACAACTGCCGTAGTTTATATATTTGGTGAAAAAGATGCAGGTAGATTAAAAACAACAAAAGCAGATGGTTCTCCTGCTTACTATCAATCATACGAAGATAATAAAAACAATTTAAAACCATATGCTGAACATGGATATTTCATCGTTGCACCTCATGTAAGTATTAAAGTTCTAGGTAAAGAAGTAAGTGGAACCCGTATTCGTGATTTACTTGGAAGTCCTAAACACGACAAAATGACCAAAACCCGTGCATTTGAAGAATTGTTCGGATGGTATGATGAAAAAATATTTAAATACTTGACCGACAAGTTTGCAACTCTTTTTGAAAATGAAAAGTTATTTGAAAGTTTCTTGTATGAATATCCTAAGTTTGAAACATATATAGATAATATACCCGACTTACTAAATGAAATAAGTGCAATTGGTCCAATGGGAATAAATATGGTTGATGATGGTCCAAGTATGTTTTATCCTGGTAAGTCATATGAAGGATATACAAATAAACGAGCACAACAACTCGGATATGATCTACTTGACTATGTGGTAGGAAAGCACGGTTTAGGCAGAAACGCAGACTACCGTGAATGGGGAAAGTATACCGGACCAGTACCTGCGGTTAGTTTTTATCCAGCAGGTGACATTGGTGCAAAGACTCCAATGAATCAAATTGACACAGATGCATCAAAATCTGCTCACCAACAATGGGTTGGTTTTATCAACGGAGTTGCAGAAACTGCTGGTTACAAGTTGGTTGATTTCCTTGGTTCAGAAAAGTCAATACGAACCAAAGACGAACATGGAGACGAAGATGTTAGTGGGAATGTTATTGATACACAAAAGGCAGAAGATGGTGATGAAATAGATAAAGGAGTTGAGGGTCACGCTGTCAAAGAAAGTAAACTAATATCAGAAGGAGGTGCGGCTGGTCATATGAGTCATCCGTTTGATGATAAAGATTTAACTTTTGCGGATTTAAAGGAAATGATTCGTAGATCACTAGCAGGTGAACTTAATGTTGAGAAAGAAGTTACTGAAAAACTTGATGGTCAAAATTTAATGTTTTCTTGGAAAGATGGAAAGTTGGTCTCGGCGAGAAATCAAGGTCATTTGAAAAACGCAGGTGCTAATGCTCCAGATGTAACTGCATTTGAAAATATTTTTTCGGATCGTCCTGAGAACATTCGTGATGCGTTCGTAACAGCAGTTAAAGATTTAGAATCAGCAATTTCAAAGTTATCGGATGCACAAAAAAATAAAGTGTTTAAAGAAGGTGAACGATTTATGAACATAGAGGTTATGACACCTGCTACACAGAATGTTATTCCTCAAAATGTAGATATGTTAGTCTTCCACGGAACACAAGCATACGATTCCGCAGGAAAACCAGTTTCAGTAGACTCTGATGGAAACGACATAACAAGTGAATTAAAAGATTCTGCTCGTATGCT